AGTTTCTAAATAGTAATTCATCGAATTTATCAATAGGCTCTGCCTTTGAAGCATACTTTAAAATCTTCTCTACTTCTGCAGCCACAGTCATTTCTCCGTTCACCAATCGGGAAACGGCTTCCTTTTGCTCCTTTAGCAGAGCAGCTTCCTTGCGAATCTCATTGTTCTGTGCATTGAATAAGGCTGGCTCTAAATAGCTTTTGGTCATTAGTCCAACCAGCACTTGACTCCGTTCAGCATTTTCTTCCATCCTCGACTCAAGCATCTGGATTTCTATTAGGTTATCTGCGTAGTTTACATTTTTTAAGCTCTGCAGTAGTGGCTTAAGAATAAGCTTATGCCCGAAAATCAGCTTGTTGATCATGGTTATAAACGCCTGCTGGATATCGTCATCTCTTATAGCACGCATTGAACATCCTGAAATGTCGTAGATGTGTTTAGAGCAACACCAGGAAACATATTTGTTATTTCCATTACCTTGTATCCTTCTTTTGAAGGTGCCGCCGCACTCGGAACACTTTATTTTCCCGGATAGCGCATACCGATTTTGGTATTTGCTGGTCCCCTTTTCTATCCCTTTTTCTTTTGCCCGTTGATTGAGCAACTTGCTTACGGCTTCGAATTTCTCATGGCTGATAAGCGCCTCGTGATGGTTTTCAATAAGGAACTGGTCTTTTTCTCCGTGGTTACTATGCCTGTTGAAATTCTCATCGGTGTAGGTCTTTTGTAAAATCACATCTCCGGTGTATCTCTCGTTGCATAAAATACCTAGAACCGTGGAGGCTGTCCACTTTGATTTTCTTCTTGTTGCAACGCCGTCGATTTGAAGACCATCAGCGATTTTTTGAGTTCCTCTTCCTGATAAAGCCTCCGCGAAAATACGTTTGACTATTGCAGCCTGCTCATCGTTGACAATCATCTCGCCATCTAAATAATCGTACCCATAAGGCGGATAGGAAAGCTTATATGTTCCATTCCGAAAGCGTTTCTGTATCGACCACTTGTTATTTTCCGAAATGGAAATTGACTCGCTTTCCGCAAGTCCACTTAAAATGGACAGCATCAATTCGCTTTCCATTGACTGGGTGTTGATGTTTTCCTTTTCAAAATATATGTAGACTCCAAGGTCTACCAGCTTGCGGACCATCTCCAGGCAGTCAGTTGTGTTTCTCGCAAATCGGCTGATGGACTTTGTGATAATCAGGTCGATTTTTTTATTTCCACAGTCCGATATCATTCTAAGGAGTTCGGATCGTTTTTCCTTTTTTGTACCACTGATACCCTCGTCATAATACAATCCTGCAAATTCCCATTCTGGGTTTGACTTAATGTAAGTCTCGTAATGGGTCTTTTGCGCCTGTAAGCTGACAAGTTGTTCATCACTGTCCGTGGAAACACGACAGTAGGCGGCTACCCGCAACTTTTGCTTGGTAAAGGATTGCTTGTTTTCAGCGATTTTCGTTATCTTTTTCATCATCTCACCTCCTCTCCCGTAGGTCACATGTTAACTCTAAAACCCTTATATATCAACGATTTTAGGGCATAATTCGCGCCAACATCGGAGAGAAAGTTTGGCGGTTCAATACAGTTGTTTTTTCGAATTCACCCATAGTGATTAGACCTTTTTCAAGCATCCTCTTCAACATTTTTTCTGCCTGGATATAATCAAATTCGCGTTGCAGTTGTTCTTGTGGCACCATCCTCGGTTCTATTTTATCTTCAGGGATTTCGTCCGTTATCTTCGTGACTTTCCTGCCCCCATTCTGATACATCATGCATCACCTCCTACCTGTTAGCCGTGGGAACAGGTCGAAGTTGAGGTTCTGCAAAAATAATCAGGGCATAAAAAAAATTGCCTGCAGTAGCATAACCCCCACAGGCAATTTTCTGTTCATCATTCATATTTGATAAAAGCATCCTTGAAACCAGCTGTCTTGACCTTGGCTAGCATGGCATCTGCATTTCCCTTGATGCTGTAAGCTCCAATCTGGACACGGTAAAGTTTTTTGGGTTCAATCGAGGATGAGACTTTCTTAGCATCAAGCTGCTTCTTGACTTCGGCACGGAAAGCATCCATGCTTTTGCCGTGCCTTGGGAACCAGTGCATTACATCGCTGTGGTTGCTGGCAATTCCCAGCCTGTATCCTTCGGAATGGCAGATAATATTCTTCTCTGTCAATCCATACAGTTTGCAAAGATAAACGCATAGCTCCATGGCTTCCTTGTAGACAGCAGAAAAATACGAGGCATCGGTCAATCCGTCCTCGCAAATTTCAAAGCCAATATGAGAGTCGTTTGCCGAACCTCCGGCATGCCAGCCCAGAAGAGTCCAAGGCAGAGTCTGATAAGTGGCAATCTTCCCATCATTTAACTTGCCGATAAAAGCGTGGACGCAAACTTTTCGGCCGTCCGGCTTATCCTGGTTCCAGTGGTTGCCCGCCTGGTTCTTGCCGATCAGCCCATCATCCGGACCTACATAGCGTTTGAGGCTGGGGTTGTTCGCTCCAGTGGAATGCACCATTATGCCTTTCGGTATAATGGTTTTGCCCGCCTTGTAGCAGGCATTGTTTGTCAGAATGAGTTTATGCAGGTTCATTTGACATCCTCCTTATTCAACTGTACCAATATTGCTTTAAGTTTTTCTGGAATAGGTAGGCCGATTTTGGCTGTGTTTTCCAAAATGCTGATTCCTTCGTTGGATAAATAGAAGAAGATGACTGCGGTTCTTATAGCGCTGCCTGTTTGGATCAGCTGCGAGTCGATGATGTGGCCAACGGCAACCAGGGAAAAAATAAGCACTTTCTTGAAAATACCCCTGAAACCCACCTCGCTCGAGAGTTTTCTCTCAAGGACTGCCACCATAATGCCGGTCAAATAGTCGATGATCACAAATGCGATCAAAGCGTAGAGGAATCCATCTATCCCTCCTAAAAAGTAGCCAATATATGCCCCAATGGAGCTGATACCAAGTTGCGTTATTGTCCAAGCTGATTTCATATTCAAGCCCTCGCTTTCTTTTGATTCAATAAAAAAACACTCCTGAAATTAAGGAGTGGTACGGATAATAACTCTATGTCCTTTAAATTTGTATTGATTCCGGCTCCACCACATTGATTCGTAGTCCTTGCTCATATGTCCTTCCATCCTCCGATTGAAAAATAAAATGTATTATATGGCTTCCGGCTTTATTCGCCTTAACAACAGGAGCTTTGCCATCGCTCGCGGTTATATCAAGATCCGATTGTATCTGCAAGACACCTTTTATGTTGAAATCTAGTGGAATTCGCTTTGCCGATCCCAAATCTATTTCATATATTTTTTGTTTTGACAGCATCCTGATCGGTTTCTTGAATGCTTTTACTGTTTCTAGATACTCATAACTGTTTTCAATATCAAAGTCATCATCAACTACGAAACACTGTTTCAAGAAATCCTCCGGATATCTTTTTTTAATGTCTACTCCCGGGAAATCCGCGGAATACTCGGGTATCACATCATGCACTACATTGTTTACAACGAAAACGTATTTCATTTTGCCCTCCTACACTATACTGCCGTTTACAATCTGATGCGGATCTATTAAAGGCGACAGGCTTCCGTCGCTATAATATTGGATGATGCATATGCCGGGTTTTCCTAAAACCTCCATCGTCACTGCGGATTGATATCCGTTCCCTCCATTTGCAAACAATCCAGAAGGCCCATATCCGCCGCCGCCTTGGCCGACATAGGTAGATGCAGCCAAGCTTCCTCCATTGCTGCCGTATCCACCGCCGCCGCCACAGCCGCCATTGGTGTTCCCGCCATTTCCTCCAAAACCGCCACCAGCTCCGCCCGCTGCACCATTGAATGTACTTCCGGTCCCGCCTGCTCCGCCATAACCACCACCGCCTGAACCACAGCCTGCAACAATGGCTCCAGCAAGACCTTGTCCGGTAAACTCCAGATCCATTCCAATTGTGTTCGTGCCGTTTTGCGGAGGGATGGTGCTTCCATTGCTTCCACCGTTACCACCGTGTAAGCCTCCAGTCCCTACAGCTCCGGTTCCGCTGCCGCCGCCGCCACCATACAAACCTGCATCACCACCCTTGAACGTTCCAGCGCTGCCTCCACCGCCCCCATAGGAGCCATTACCGCCAGTACCTCCTGTTGATACCTGCACACTTCCGCCACCCGAGCCACCGGAACCTCCGTTGTATGTAGCTCCGGCAGAACCTCCATTCGCAGACAATAAAGCACCAAAAGATGAAGTCCCTCCATTTTGTCCGTATGATGTGGGAGCGGCTCCAATAGTTATGGGGTAGTCAGTACCGGGAACAACATTCAAGCGTTTATAAGACATGTGTCCTCCGCCTCCGCCACCTCCGCCATAGTCCGAATATCCGTTGCCTCCACTACCGCCCGCTCCGAATATTCGAACCGTGACTGTCGTGATGCCGCGTGGACATGTCCAGGTTGTGTTTGTGATGATCATTTGGGTTATTAGAAATCTAAGAACTCCGCCTCCCACTCCATCAGAAGCGAATCTTGAAACATCCAGCAATTAAATCACCTCTCTTTCACAAGTATCAATCAAGCCATTGGGTAGATAAGTCAACGTATAAGTTGCTGTTTTATAACGAGATACCCCATCAATAGCATAAAATTCCTCTATTACTGTGCAATAATAGCCGTTGCCATCAGGATTGGACATGCTTCTTTTCATAAACAGTGTGCCGGCCAACGGCCTCGTATAAAGCACTTCTATTGGATAGCCATAGGAATCGACAGCTGAAACGTCCCTTTGATATTTGAGAAGGTTGTTTTCATCGTCAAATTGCTGCATATATGTTGTTTTTGCATATCCACATACTTCTTCATCAAGTCTTTCATCTATGATTTCGGTCTCAGTAACAGTTGTATATCCATTGGCAAGGTAGATTCTTGCAAGAGATAATTCCCAAAAGGATACGTTTCTTATTAATTCCGATGGAACTGGGCTAGTTGCAGGTGTGCCTTGCTTTACAATAAATTCAATTTTTCTATCTGCAGAATTAATCCTCGCTACAATACGATCAATCCTCGGATTTCCGCTGGCATTGTCTGCAAGCTGTAGATTGATTGTGCTATCTATCGACCGTATCGCACCTTGAATAAGCACCGAACCGGAATCTACATAAATGCTCTTGTTTGGCAAAACCTGTGGGTTGACTCTAAGCTCATTTTTATATCCGCTTATGATGCCATCTTCATGTAATAAGGCGAAGTACCAGCGCCAATCCAATGAGCTGTATGCTCTGTCTCCCGCCTGGGACGTAAACGGCATCCCAAAGTCGTTAATATTGCTCAATTTATTCTCCTCCCTAATATTTAATAATCCAACGAACCGCCATGAAAGGCGGCAGATTATTATGAGACGCTCCTCCACCGGTACTCATGGCACCACCTGCAAGCGTGACGTTGTGAGTATCCTCTGATGCGGCAGCGCCTGTTCCCCCATCTGGGGTTGTATCGCTATCCATTTTGATGTCATGGGTATGCGGTGGCAGCTCAGCAATTGTTAGGATATGCGCTTTTTCTCCACCTGTTTTACCCAAGGTTGAAAACTCTGTTTGACTGCTATCCATTCCTGCAAGCATTCTTCCCCTAAGGTCTGGCAGGTTAAAGGTAGTCGAACCGTTTCCGGCTCCATAGGTAGTGCCAACAATCGAAAAAAGCTCCGCATACTGAGTTCTGCTGACACTGGCACCATTGCATTCAAACCATCCGGTTGGAACAAGTAACCCTGCGCTGGCTAAAATTGCTCCCACAGGAGCACCTGCACCGACTTTTATTTGCTCCGAGCTCCAGGTTGAAGCTGAAGACACCTTATTATCATCGATCTTTGCTACGGATGCCGACAAGGAAGAAAGTTGCTTAACCATCCCGCTTATTGCTTTCCCAAGGGTACGCTCCGGAGTCCCGAACACCGGCTTCACGATGATCTTTCCTTGCTCGTAGATTTCCCTCAGTTCTCTGATTTGAAGGTGCTGAAAGGTATCCTTATCGACTACGACCGTCACAAAATCTCCTAGTTCATAATCCCTCTCATAGTGGAATTGTCTGCTTATGACCTCGAATTCAAAACTGTTTACTGCCGCTGCATCAGAAAGTGCTTGATATCCACGCTCGGCGAGTTCATTTGAAGTTCCAACATCCTGGGCATCGATAAAAAATTCTTTTCGCCTACCGTTTCCTGCACCATCCACTTCTACGAGAAGCCTGGTTGAACCATCGCCTTGTCCACCTATGAAGGCAACTGTCTTCGCAGAGATAGTATCCGTTACCTTTCTAAATCCTGCGATATTGCCATATCGGAGCCCAAATAGGATTCTGCTGTTAGCATCTTGCGCCGATGTCCTGTTTACGCCGTCCAAAACCTTGAAAACGAATCTGGAATTTTCCAAGTCCAGATCAACCCGCCAGCCAAGATCGTCCGGCAAAAGCACTCTCGTGATTTCATCCGAAAGCACTGCAAACCTGCTCTGCTCTGTGATGGTTCCGCCAAAGCCGCCAGCCTCAGAAAGCACAAGCGGGTACTGCGCCCTGGCCGTATTGTCTGGACTTATACAGTTCTGCTCTACCCATTGCCGCACCACCTGCTCACGTGAACCGGTTCGGACATCCGTATCCTCTCCGCTTGGCGGAACAGTTATGTAATCATGGAGCAGCACATTGAGATGGTTGGCGGTGATTCTATAAGTCATATTGCTTCCCGAAAGCTCCGTTTCAATGTGCTCCACGATAAAAGCCTTGTTGTATTCATGATCGAACCAAAGTATGTCGTTTTCGCTGATCAGGTTGGCATTGGGAATTGCTTCGCTGATGACTAGTTCCAGGGAACCTATGCCGTTCCAAACCCGCTTTATGATCACACTTTGATATCCCCGGATTGCCGCCTTGTATGTGAAATCAAGGGCCATGATATTTAAGGTCTTCATTAAATCCCCACCCACCTTTGCCTGTATTTGATGATGGCTTGTTCCACTTCAGCCTCTCCCGCAGTAATGAGAAGCGTGCTGGTTCCTCTTGGAAGCCTGAAAAAAGACGTCTCAGCCACATCGATGTATTGGAAGGCCACTGTGCTGATTCCGGTTATTAGGTCTTCCTTGATCACATTGATGTCGTCGATTCCAGTTGTTATGGTAAGCCGCTCAGTCGCCAGCAGACTCATTGCCAGCACGATTTTCTCCCCAGTGTCCAGGTTTTCGACTGTTAGGGGACTGTTCTTCGGCCCATCCAAAATAATTGTTACCGGACACTCCACATCACCTCCGTTCGCCACTAAGATGCCTGTTGTGTTAGTGTAGTCGAAAACAAAGCTGTCAAATATATTCACCGGGAATTCCAGACAGTTTTCGCCGGTGGAAACCGAAGCCTCAAGGTAATCCTCATCCGTATAATATGGGTCGAAGGCCTCAAAGATAGCTGAAGTGATTTGATAGCTTATTCCTCTTGATGGTGCGCCGGGCAGGGACGGCATGGTTCTTGTTTTCACCTTGCCCAGCACGTAGCTTTTACCACCGCGTTCATAGGTGAGTTTTCCAAGTCCAAGTTTCGGATTCAGGATGCTGTTAAGGCTGCGCAAGGCCGCATCAAGTTCAGAGGAGACAACCGCAAACTTGACCTTGATGGCTTTCGCAGTGAAATAGGCATCGCCCACTGAGGTTACACCGTCCTGGAATGGGCTTGCCGAAGTCATAAAATCCGCTTCAAGCCCGCCAAGATCGTCAACATCAAGCCACCTGTAAGAACCGCTTTCGTCAAAGATAACAGCCTGGCCTAAAGCATTTGTATAAATCAGTCGTTCCAAAAGGTCACCTCCTTAAAGCCCTGTGGCAGATGCCAGTTGCTTATTTAATAGATCTATCTCATGCCTTGCCTGGGAGAAGCTCTGCACATTGAAGGTCAGGTTGGTAGAGCGATTTCCCTGCAGGGCTGAATCGCCTTCTGCCGTCGCTCTCCCTTTTGGTACCGAGCCTTCAACCTCCAGACTTCCTCCTGCGGTAAGTTGAGTGCTCATCGTATCCATTGCCGCCTGCACAAGTCCGGCATTTCCAGTGATGCCCCTCGCAATCCCTGCCGGAATCCATTTGCCGACCTCATCCGCCATCACCTTTGAAGGTGAACTGATGCCAAGGGAACTTTTAATGCTTGAAATCAGTGAACTGGCAAATTCTTTGATTTTTTTCTTAATCCAGCTCATCATGCCGTTCATGCCGTTCCAAAGTCCGGTCACCAGGTCTTTGCCGACCTGCAGTATCTCTTTTGGCAATGCCTTGAAATACTCTACAATACTAGCCACGACCTTAGGCAGTTCTTCTCCTGCCTTTGTGATCAGGTTTCCCGCCCATGTGCCTATCGCGCTGATCACTCCTGAAATGGCGTTTGTGATCTTGCCGGGCAAGGATGCAAAAAAAGATGCTATGCTCCCGATTACAATGGGGATATTTAAAGCCACCCAGGCAACCGTTTCAGATATTCTGGTTGGAAGTTCAGCGAAGAACTGAGTAATACTTTCAATAATTACTGGTATGGTTTCGATAACCCACATGGCGAGATCGATTCCAAACTTAAGGACGCTGCCGATGACAAGCCCCAGTGCAGATCCGATGTTTGCAGGAAGGTCGTTAAAAAACTGTATGATTGCAATGAGTGCACTGCTAAACGAGGCTTTAACCGTTTCCCAAAGTCCGGCGAAGAATAGCTTTATTTGGTCCCAATACTGATAGATAAGTAGCGGCACTCCTATAAATGGCATTAGCACAGCAAGAATAAAACTTCCCCACTGGCCAAAGAAATTCTGCAGCCAGCTCCATATATCGGAAAAGAAACTTTTAACACCTTCCCATGCGCTTGTGAAGGTGGCGCTGACGCTTTCCCAGAGATTAGTAAAGAATCCCTTTATTTCAGACCAGTTGCTGATGATCAAATACGCCGCAGCAGCAATGGCGGCAATGACCAGAAGGGCAATGCCTCCAGGCCCGGTGAGCGCGCCAAGCGCTGATGCAAGGCCGCCGCCCTTGGATAAAACACCTGCTGCTTTGGAAACCGCTCCAACCGCGCCGCCAAGTCCGGTAGTAAGCCCACCCACAATGGATAAAACCGGACCTATTGCGGCTGCTATCCCAGCCATAGCCAATATGAATTTTTGAGTGCCTTCGTCCATTTCAGAAAACCTTTGGATAAGGCCATTGAGTTTTTGCAGTATTGGCGTAATGATTGGAAGAAGATTCTGCCCCAAAGTGGCTGCCGCTTCCTTCAAGGATTCCTGCACGATTCTGAGCTGATTGGCGGTACCACCGCTTGTCCTCGCAAAATCCCCCTGGGCGTTTTTTGTTGCGTCCATTACGAACGCATATCGGAGGGCGACCTTTTCAGCTTGCGTCATCTCGTCATAGGCTTTTTTCTGTCCGCTAGCCAGTGCATAAGCCTCAAGGGTGCTGTCCTGCATAACAACACCGAGTGACTTAAGCGACTCCCCCTCTCCGGTAAATATGCCCTTTAAGGCGGTCTGCGCTTCCTCGATTCCTATGTTTTTAAAGGAGGCAAGATCCCCGGCAAGCCCGACCAGGCTCTCGGACATTTTGGCAGCTTCCTGTGGAGTCTGACCCATGGCTGTTCCCATATCCCCAAACAAGGCCGCCATATCAAGAGCCGTTCCCTTGGCAATGCCAAAGGACTCAAGGGTCGTTTCCGACCATTTTTTCACTTCATCGGCTGAGCCTTGAAAGGCAACATTGACCTTGTTTGTGGATTCCTCAAGGTCGGATGCGAACTTGATGGAGGCCGCAGCCGCTCCTGCGATAGGCAGGGTGACTCCGGTAGTGAGACTAGAACCAAGGGAGGATATTTCCTGTCCGGCGCTTTTTAGTTCTTTTGCCGCTTTTTTAAGGCCCTTTTGCATATCCGTCAGATCCGCGCCAACCTTGACCATTAGTGAACGAATTACGGTACTCATCTCATCCCTCCCATCTCGCCAAGCGCTTTATTCATTGAAGCGGCTATTGTCTTAACAACATCTTCCTTGCTCTCATCCGCAGCAGGGCGTAAAAAGGGGCGTTCCTTTGCGACGCCCACACTTTTGCCATTAACAATGATTCGATGTCCAAGTTCAAGAGGCACGGCATAAGCGACTTCCCTTGTAAAGGTGACTTTGGAGAAGACCAGATAAGGGTATTTGTCGCTTTTCTTGGCCTTGACCATTTTAAGCCTTCGCTTCAGATCTCCCGAATCCACTGGGACTTTGATTTTCGCCTTGCGGAGCACCTCGCCTCCTGCTTCATTGGAACCATTCAACAGGTGCGGAATGGCTTCGTCTCCTAGCTTTTGAAATGCTGAAATTAGTTCATCAAGTCCCTCAACTGTGGTTTGACTCTTGCTGTATATCGCCATAAACCTCGATCACCTCCCCTCCGAAAGCTGCGTTGAGGAGTCTTGCCATGCCCATCATTTCCTCGTTGCTTTGCTGCCTTCCGTTTGATTTTTCTTCCTTAAGCAAGCTTCCGAGAGCGGGCAGCCTTTTCTGCCTGGCAAGCGCTTCGATGTGCCAGGCGAGGAATATCATTTCATTCATCCTTCTCTTTTGATTTCGGATTCTGCCCTCGGCCATAGAGACAAGCTCTGCATAGGTGAGCAGCCAAAACTCCTCCGGTCTTAAGGAAAGTTCGCCGACTCCTATGCAAAATTCCGCCGAAAAGTCCAACCATTCAGGCTTTACTTCTTCGGCGGATTTGCGTTTGGGTGGCCATTCTCCTTTTGAAAAGCCGCTTCAATCGCCTTTGTGATTGAAGTGATTACTTCAGTGATGCTTTCCGCATATTCGTCGAT